GCTTAACCACCCTGATGCGTGAAATCAGCCCTGATGCCTGGAATCACTGGCTTTGGGGCTGTTTTTGTGGTAGACTCTGATGCTCTTAACCGACTGCAGCAGGAGGCAGTAATGCGTTGCAAAGCGTGTAACAAAGCATTATCGGAATTTGAGTCCACAAGGAAGAGCGCATCGACAGGTGAATTTATTGATCTGTGTAACGAGTGTTTCAGATACGTTAAAGAGGACATGATCACCACTGAGAATCCAAGCTTGGAATCAATCCAAGACCTGATGGATTTAACCGATTCTGATGACCTGAACTAATGCTTAGGTCATGGAGATTTTTATGCTACCCTTCTTTATATATACTATATAGTATATTAGAGTTGAACTAGTTCATGTCGATGTTTATTGTTATTACTATTACTAATGATCATCGATATAGCTATTTCAGCTTAATCAGAGGTTAAATTATGGCGAAGCTAACAGACGAATATGAATTCACTGATGTCACCGCTCAGGAGATGGCGTTGCACGTTGCAATGTGCGTCAATGCGGAATACATCCAATCTTGGGGAACAGAAGAGTTCCTGACGAAGTTACTCGAATATGTTCCTGATGAGCAAAATCAGCTTGCAATCATCAAAGTTTTGTGCCAGGGTTCAAATTCCGAACCAAAGGAGAAAACTGATGGATAACATCGATACCTACCTTCTGATGTGTGAACTGCGTAGTCGCTTGTTCAACACACTGGAAGCTGAAGAGCCTATCCCAGATACTGTACTTGATGATCTTTGGAGTGAATCAACAGCCGTTGAAGAGTCTCTGAAGTCTCTGATGTACAAACTGGATAATATCACCAAGCGTTATGAGAACCAGATGAGGTTGCGTGATGAGTGAGCCAAAAAAGTGTGACAAGTGTGATCGAGTTGCAGATGTTGTCGAGAATGATGCGTTTTATTCTTGTGCAGTCTGTTGGTTAAAAGTTCATCGAGCATTGTTGGAGAGGGTAAAGAAAAATGAGCAAAGTTCCTTACATCGAAAGACCGTATGATTGGACCATCGGTTTAACTGGAGAGTGTGCTTACTTGTGGGCATTGTTCTTGGCAAACGAAGCTGATATGGCTGATGACTACATCAAATACGATAAGTTCAAAGCAATCGCTGAACAGCTTGCGCCGAAGGAAGGTAAAGCAATACCATCGGCAGTCCACATTCACGCACTTGAGGAGGAAATAGCGAAGTATGGCGTTCGTACAACACAGCATGGAGTGTCCTGATTGCGGAAGCAGTAGAGGCTACGCAATCGATGATAACGGTTGGGCAACCTGTTTTAGTTGCGACAAGAAAACACCACCTGATAGGGTTGGTGACACTGGTTCAGGTAGGGTAGTACGCATGGAGAAGAGATCGTCCGATACAGAGGCTTACAATGCGTCTCAGGGCCTAATTTACAGGGCTTTGTCGGATAGGAAGATCAGTATCAGAGCGATGGAGACTTACGGTGTAGGTTTCAGAGGTGACGATATTGTTTTTCCTTACAACGACAACAAGGCTGCAAAAATCAGAAAAGGTGGTCAGAAGGACTTCACCATTGAAGGTGGTTGGAGAGATGATTCCACCCTGTTTGGTCAGGAAAGATTCTCTGCCGGTCAGAAATACATTGTAGTCTGTGAAGGTGAGTTTGATGCACTATCAGCGCACCAGATGATGTCGTACAAAACACCATGTGTTTCTGTGCGTAATGGTGCTCAATCAGCCTTGAAGGATGTTAAAGCAAACTATGACTACCTCGACAGTTTTGATGAGGTCATCTTCTGTTTTGACAACGATCCACCAGGTTTGGAGGCGCAAGCGCAGTGTGCTGAATTGTTCAGCCACAAAGCCAAGTGTGTGAAGCATCTGAACAGCATGAAGGATGCAAACGATTATCTTGTGAGTAATAACACATCGGAGTTTGTATCGGCATTCTGGAAAGCAGAGCGATGGACACCTGATGGAATCATTGCCGGTTCAAGTCTGTATGAACAGGTGATGAAGCCGTTGGAGAAGGCTGACTGTGATTATCCTTATGATGGACTGAACAAGCTGACGTATGGCATCAGAAAGCAGGAGCTAGTCACAGTGACAGCCGGTTCAGGTCTTGGTAAATCCCAGTTCCTTCGGGAAATGATCTGGCATATTCTGCAGTGTACGCAATCAAATATCGGGCTGATGTTCTTGGAAGAGTCTACCCGTAAAACAGGTTTGTCGTTGATGTCATTGGCTGTCGATAAACCGTTACATCTTCCGGACACTGAAGCAAATCAAGCAGAGAAGGATCGAGCATTTAATGCGACACTTGGTACAGACCGGTTGTTTATGTTTGATCACTTCGGTAGCTCTGATGTGGACAACATCGTGAATCGTGTTCGTTATCTGGCGAAGGTTGTTGGTTGTGATTATGTGTTTGTCGATCATATATCGATCATTGTTTCAGCCCAATCAAACGGTGATGAACGTAAAGCGATTGACGAGATCATGACGAAGCTACGGATGCTCGTACAGGAAACTGGTATCGCTCTGATAGTCGTATCACATCTGAAGCGTCCAGAGAACAAAGGTCATGAAGAAGGGGCTGCAACAAGTCTGGCGCAACTTCGAGGCTCTGGTTCTATTGCTCAACTCTCTGACATGGTGTTAGGGCTTGAGCGTAATGGACAGGCTGAAGATGAGAAAGAACGGAATACGACACGGGTTCGTGTACTGAAGAATCGATTCAGTGGGACAACTGGTCCTGCCTGTAACTTGCTGTATAGTTTGACAACCGGTAGGATGAACGAAATCTTTGACGTTGACGATGAGGATGAGACGTTATGAACAGTGAATGTTGTGATGCACCGTTAGACGGTTATGAGAATGACCTCGGCATCTGCCGTGAGTGCAAAGAATGGGCCGGTCCAATCGATGATGAGGAGGACGAGGAATGAAGCAGTGTAGCATTTGTCAGGAGTTTAAATCGACTGATGAGTTTTGGGGAAATCGTTCCACCATTGATCGTTTAGATCCTCGATGTAAACAGTGTCATAATGCCGGTAAAAAACTAATCCGTGAGATGAAGAAGACTGCACCACCTAAACCAGACGCTTGTCAATGTTGTGGCTCTCAAGATCGTGAATTAGCGTTTGATCATTGTCATGAGACAGAAACATTTCGTGGATGGATTTGCCATAATTGCAACAAGGGATTTGGTTTCTTTGGTGATACATTGAATGATCTGATGAAAGCTGTAGGCTACTTGATGCATCATAAATACCAACTGGAGAGAGGTGAGTTAGATGACGAAGGAACTGGTACTGGATATCGAGACAGATCGGAAACACAGTACGATTTGGATTTGCGTAACTGAAGACGTACAGACAGGAGAAGTCCAATGTCACACAGAGCCACAAAGTTTAGAGCTTTTGCTGAAACAGTACGACAGAGTAATCGGTCACAACCTGATTGGTTTCGATGCTCCAGTGCTGAAGAGGCTGTGGAATATTGGGATCAAGCGTGGTCAGGCAGTAGACACTCTGATCATGTCACGACTTTTAAACCCCGTAATCGAAGGAGGCCATTCCCTGCGAGCTTGGGGAGTAAGATTCGGTGGTGATGGTAAACAAGACTTCACAGACTTTGATGGAGGTCTGACAGATGAAATGCGTGACTACTGTATCCAAGATGTCCACCTCACTGTGGAACTATACAAAAGGCTGCGTGAATCGCTTGATAAATGGCGTGATGCCCAGACAGCGTTACTACTGGAACGCGACGTTGCAATCGAGTGTTCCAAGCAGGAGAGAAACGGTTTTAAACTGGATGTTGTTAAAGCTCAAATACTTTCTGCTGAACTGTCAGATCGAATGGGAGTTATTGAAGATGAGTTGCAGAACATCTTTCCGCCGATTGTTGAAGAGCGTTGGTCTGAGAAAACAGGAAAGCACCTGAAGGACAAAGTGACGGTGTTCAATGTCGGTAGCCGTAAGCAGATTGCAGAACGTCTGATGTCGCTTGGATGGAAACCTGAGAAGCATACTGAAAAAGGTCAACCGATTGTCGATGAATCCACCTTGGAGAATATCGACATACCACAGGCTGAAAAGATTGCTGAGTATCTGATGCTTCAGAAACGTGTCGGTTTGATCAACGCATGGCTCAGTCATGTCGATGAAACGGACAATCGTGTACATGGCGCAATCATTACAATTGGCACAATTACTAACAGAATGGCGCATCACAGTCCTAATTTGGGACAGATCCCATCAGTGAAGAAGCCGTATGGTAAAGAGTGTCGATCATTGTTTACGGTAGACGAAGGTAATGTTCTCGTTGGTAGTGATTTGTCTGGTATCGAACTACGTTGTCTGGCGCATTATATGCAAGACGAAGACTGGACGGAAGAACTACTGAACGGTGACGTGCATCAGAAGAACGCTGATGCAGCCGGTATCAGTCGTGATAACGCCAAGACACTGATCTATGCAACGTTGTATGGCGCAGGGTCTGCCAAGGTTGGATCGATTGTTGGTGGTGGACGGAAAGAAGGTGACAAGATACTGCACCGCTTCTACAAAAATACACCGAAGCTTCGTATCCTGATGGAGAAAGTCGGTAGGCTTGCTCTGAAGGGGTATGTACCAGGTTTGGACGGACGACGTATTCAGGTCCGTAGTGAACACAGTGCATTGAATACATTGTTGCAAGGAGCCGGTAGTATCGTTGCCAAGCAGTGGTGTGTTCAAATGCATCGTAACTTCCGTAAGGAAGGTATCGAAGTCAAACAAGTGGCGTTTGTCCACGATGAGATTCAGGTTGAGTGCGCTAAATCAGACGCTGATCGTGTTGCTCAAATCATGGAACAATCTGCTCCAGAAGCAGGAGAGATTCTTGGATTCCGTTGTCCGGTGGCTGCAGAGTCTAAGATTGGGAATAACTGGTACGAAACACATTAAAGTATTTGGTTATACTTTCGTACTATGTTATAATAGGTAATATCACACCAAAAGGAGAATGTGATGTCGCGTGTTAAAGTCAAAGCGAAAATCATGTGGGCCTCAACTGATGCTCACAATCCAATGTCCAATAAGTTCCAGATCGATCTTTGTGATCTTTCTGACAAAGCTGTCCAAGCTATCGAAGATATGGGTATCACTGTCAATCAGAAAGATGGTCAGGGTTACTTCATCACTTGTAAGTCTTCAAAGTATCCTATCGTTACCTACGATGCGGATGGTCAGCAATTGACCGGATTTCCGTTGAAGGAGGATGGTTCTCCATCACCTCAGTCAATTAAAATCGGGAATGGATCAGAGTGTGTTGCACTGATCGAACCATATACATGGAAGTATATGAACAAGGAAGGTATCTCACCGTCTGCAAAGAAGATCGTGGTTACTGAGCTTGTTAAGTATGGTGGAAATGATGACACGAGTGTCGATGATCTTCTTTCTGTGGACGAGGAAGAGGACGAAATCCTTTAATGTGTCATCATGCGATCATTGATGCAGACATTTTGGTTTACCGTATCGGCTTTGCAACTGTTAATGAGGACGAGGCAGTTGCAATCCGCACGATGGCGGGATTCTTGGAAGACATGATCATGTTTGATCTTCCATTCTGCACCACATGGACGCTACACCTAACTGGTAAGGGCAATTTCAGGGATGATTTTGCCGTTACTCGGCCTTATAAAGCGAATCGTAAAGGTAACAAGAAGCCTACGCACTACCAAGCTCTCAGAGACTACTTAGCGTGGTCATGGGATGCGACAGTGTGGAACGGTATGGAAGCCGATGATGCGGTTGCGATTGAGGCCACTGAACTAGGCGACAAAGGTGTCATTGTATCACTGGATAAAGACTTGGACCAGGTTGTCGGAAATCACTACAACTTTGTGAAAAGACTCCACTACTACGTTGACGAAGAAACTGCCAAGTTCAATTTCTACAAGCAGTTCTTGACAGGCGATGCTGTTGACAACATCGAAGGTGTTCGAGGTATCGGTGACAAGAGAGCTACGGCACTGCTTGCAGGTAAAACAGAAGAGGAAATGTGGGAGATCATTGTTGAGAAACTGGGGTATGACAGAGCTATCGAAAATGGTCATCTGTTATATATGCTTCGGTCAACAGGCGATCAGTTTACACCACCAACGGTAAAGTCGAATGAAAGCTCAATCAGCTAAAGCAAAAGGACGCAGACTACAGCAAGCCGTTCGTGATGCAATCTTAACTGCATTTCCGAAACTTGAACCTGATGATGTACGCTCCACAAGTATGGGGGCAGGTGGAGAGGATGTTCAGTTATCTCCGGCAGCAAGGAAGCTGTTCCCGTATTCTGTTGAGTGTAAGAACTTAGCCAAGATCGCTGTGTTTAACTATTATGAACAGGCTTCAGGGCACGGTGAATACGAACCGCTAGTTGTAATTAAACAAAACAGATCCAAAGCACTGGCTGTTGTGGACTTGGATCATTTTATGGAGTTGGTATGCAAGACAAAACGCTAATTATTAGTTTTAGCGGTGGACGCACTTCCGCATATATGACTCGCTTGTTGTTACAACAACGAGAGCAGTGGAAAGATGTCATTGTCTTGTTTGCAAATACCGGACAAGAAGATGATCGTACCTTAGAGTTTGTACATAACTGTGATACGTTTTTCGATTTCAATACAGTATGGCTTGAAGCTCTAGTGACTCCAGAGAAGGGTGTCGGTACTTCATTTCAGAAAGTGAATTATCAGACTGCTTCCCGTGACGGGACTCCGTTTGAAGCTGTGATTGCAAAGTATGGTATACCGTTTACCAAGTCACCTCACTGCACAAGAGAATTGAAATTATACCCCATTCAATCTTATGTGAGATCGTTAGGGTTAAAAAAATCTGATTATCGTATGGCTATCGGTATTCGTGTGGATGAAATTGATAGAATGTCTGCCACGGCTGCAGAAAATTCATTGATTTATCCTTTGGTGGAGCATCATGTTACAAAACAAGATGTATTAAACTGGTGGCGAGGACAACCGTTTGATTTAGATATTCCAGAACATCATGGAAATTGTTTGTGGTGTTGGAAGAAATCGTTCAGAAAGTTATTGACCTTACTTGATGAACGCCCTGAAGCATTTGAGTTTCCAGAACGCATGGAACAGTTATATGGAAATACAGGTGCAGTTGCGAATAAACTAGGTAAAGAAATTAAATTCTTTAGAGGTTTTAAATCTGTACAGGATCTACGAGATATGGCAAAAGAAGGGTATAATGAATTTATTGATCAACATTATTTAGATATCAGTAATGGATGTTCTGAATCGTGTGAAGTCAATTTTGATGAGCAACCACAATTGGAGTTAGAGTTATGAACAGAGATTTACTATGGCCTGACGAAGAGAAGTTCCATGTTAACTTTGAAATCACTGCCTGGGGTAAAACACATGAGTTCCGTGGCACGTATGATAATGCAGTGGGATGGTCAGAGATTCTTAACGATGTTGTGAAAGTGCTGCAGTCATCTTATGGTTATGCATTTGATGTTGAGAGAAACTTAGAAGACATCGGTATCTACTGCCCAGAGAAGCCAAGCGATGAGTGATTTACATGAGATGGCGAAGAACTACCAAATCGGTGGGGATCACTATCTCAGTAAATCTGTGCAGCCTTGGGATGCAATGGAGTCTTGGATGTCTGAAGAGGCATTCAAAGGCTTCATCTGGGGGAATGTGATCAAATACCTAGCTCGTTGCGACGATAAAGGTGGTAAAATTGATCTCGAAAAAGCACGTCACTACCTTGACAAGCTTATCGAATTTTATTAAAATAGTAGGTTCGTGTCCGTGATAACACTACAAGAACTGAAAGACAAACTGACTAAGTTAGATGAGGTCACACTGTTAGAGACTCTGCAGTTGACCTCTGAGGACTTAGTTAATCGCTGTGGCGATATTATAGAATCAAAATATGAAGAACTTATCGGAGAGTTTGATGAAATCACCCCATTCGACGAAGACGCATCTTGGGATAACGATTGATTATGATAGGGACAACCGACTCAGTGATCAAGCAATTACGCTCATGCGGGACTACTATATGCTTGAACATGAAACCAGTCCTCAAGAAGCCTTTGCACGGGCTTCAACAGCTTATTGCTATGGTGACCTCGATCTTGCACAACGCATTTACGACTATGCTTCGAAAGGTTGGTTTATGTTTGCGTCACCTGTCCTCAGTAACGCACCTGACGGAGATCGAAGTAATCGTGGTCTTCCTATTTCTTGTTTCCTTACTTACGTGGGTGACAATCTTGATAGCCTTATTCAGCATAATGGCGAAGTAGCTTGGCTGTCTGTTAAAGGTGGTGGAGTTGGTGGTCATTGGGGCGATGTCAGAGGTGTGTCCGACATTGCACCAGGTCCGATACCGTTCATGAAAGTTGTCGATGCACAGATGACAGCTTATAAACAAGGAAAGACACGCAAAGGAAGCTACGCAGCCTACTTAGATGTGTCTCATCCAGATATCGAAGAATTTATTAGTTTTAAAGTGCCGACAGGTGGTGATATCAACCGTAAGTGCTTTAATTTATTCAACGCAGTAAACATCACAGATGAATTTATGGGAGAAGTGATCAATGATGGAGAATTCAATCTTACAGACCCGAATACAGGAATTGTCAGAGATACAGTCAAAGCTCGCAGACTATGGCAACGAATCCTTGAAGCTCGGTTCAGAACTGGCAGTCCATATCTTAACTTTATCGACACAGCCAGACGAAGCTTACCAGACGCTCAGAAAAGGCTTGGACTCACAATTAATGGTAGCAACCTCTGCAATGAAATCCATCTCGCAACAGATGAAGAACGTACAGCAGTCTGTTGCCTCAGTTCCGTCAACCTCGAAAAGTACGATGAGTGGCGAACAAGCGGCATGGTTGGTGACCTTATCCGATTCTTGGACAACGTGCTTCAATACTTTATTGACAACGCACCAGAAGAACTATCAAAAGCTGTCTACTCAGCTTACAGAGAGCGTTCAGTCGGTCTTGGAGCAATGGGATTCCACGGCTACCTCCAAAGCAAAGGAATAGCGTGGGAGAGTTGGCAAGCAACCTCAGAGAACTACCAGATCTTTAAAGACATTAAGGAGCAATCACTCGATGCAACCTACCAACTCGCAACAGAGCGTGGTGAGTGTCCTGATGGATCTGGCACTGGGGTTAGGAATATGCATTTACTTGCTATTGCTCCCAATGCTAACTCTTCTATTCTGTGTGGCTGCTCTGCCAGTATTGAGCCTCGCATTAGTAACTGCTATGTGCATCGTACTCGTGCGGGTAGTCACACAGTTCGTAATCCGTATTTGGAGGAGGTCTTAAATGCACACGGGCAGAATACCAAGAAGGTTTGGCAAAGTATCATCGAAAACGAAGGCTCCGTACAGCACTTGGAGTTCCTCTCCGAAGCTGAGAAAGACACGTTTAAGACTGCGTTTGAACTCGATCAGGGATGGGTGGTGGAACACGCCGCTAAAAGACAGGATTTCATATGCCAAGGCCAGAGTGTTAACGTCTTCTTCCCGTCCGGTACTGACAAGGCTATTGTTAATCAAGTACATCTCAAGGCGTGGAAGGAAGGGCTTAAAGGACTATATTACCTACGCACGACTGCGGGCGTTACTGCGGAGAAGGTTGGAACATCGGTGGACAGAAATGCGCTGAAGGACTTTGAAGGTGAGGAGTGTGTTAGCTGTCAAGGCTAATTAAAAGAACCACTTTGTAATTCCTATGTGTACATAGGTTGATAATGAGGATAAGGACAGGGACTACCCAGTCGAGTGCCTCACCCTATTTAGAAGGAGCAGAACACATGAAGTTTGCGATACCAGATGAAATTGTTGATGAAATTGTTAAAGAGGAGTTGAAAAAGGCTTATCTTTTAAACAGTATTCCAGACAAAGTTGATTGCAGTAATGATGTGATTGAGGTGGATGTAGAGTTGCTTAACGCCTTGTATATCGTTATGGATTACTTCATTCCTGCAAATGAATTGTATGATTGGATGTCAGACGGTAGGTTAGGGCATACAGAACACCCTAATACGACAGATAAGACTTCTAGTGAGTATGAGGAGAAGAACACATGAGTGATAATTGTCCAGAGTGTTACATGAGAGATGGGGATCATAAGATGGATTGTAGTCAAGGACGAACAAAAGACATACAACTCATTGTAGTGAATGAGATCAAAGAACACGAGGACGGTAGTGCTACTGCCATCATCGACACATCTCCTGAAGGAACTCGCTTTCTTGTAGAGATGGGTTTGATATCCTTACTTGAGAAGGCCATTGACGCAGAGAATACGGAGTACACGATCAAGGATGGTTTACACGAATAACGCAAAAAAGTGTTGTTTGTGTACACTTATCAGCGCATAAAAAAGTTATAACTTATGAACCATAAGGAGGTCACATGGATCATATAGTAACCAAACTAAAGAAGGTGTACCTCAAACTTCTGAAGGCTCAGTGCAACAAGAAGTGGAACAAAGCAAGGAACTTACACGCAAAGATTATTGGATTAGAACTGGAGTTGAAGGTCCGTGGACAAAAGCACAATAATTAAACGATTAGAGTTGATTAAAGACTCTGATCCGTTTAATAAACGAATATTGAATGATTGTTATGAAACAATCCAAGAACTACAAGCAAAAATCGATATACTGGAGAGACAACTTTATGAGCTTGCTGGAACAGAACAGAAGTTATAAACCATTCAGCTATCCTTGGGCTGTAGAATATGCGGTGAATCACGAGCGTATTCACTGGATTGAGGATGAGTTAGAGCTTCAGACTGATGTGAATCATTGGAAGTCAGGTGCGCTCACAACGGCTGAGAAGAACCACATAACGCAGATTCTGAGACTGTTCACGCAGACAGATGTAGCAGTTGGTACGAACTACCTTGAATATTACATTCCGAAGTTTAAGAATAACGAAGTCAGAGCGATGCTTACGGCGTTTGCTTCGAGGGAATTTATTCATCAACGTGCGTATGCACTCCTGAATGATACACTTGGTCTTGCTGAAGAAGAGTTTAGTGCCTTCTTAGAGTACAAGCAGATGGCTGAGAAAGTTGAGTTTATGTCCGATATCGATGTACATAGTCATCATGGCACTGCAATGGCTATCGCACGGTCTGTACTTAACGAAGGTATGTCGTTGTTTAGCGCATTTGCAATGCTTCTCAACTATCAACGATACGGCAAGATGCCTGGAATGTGTACCGTTGTTGAATGGTCTGTCCGTGATGAATCACAACACGCTGAAGGAATGGCTAAGTTATTTCGGGAGTTCTGTGATGAACACCCAAGGGTAGTGAATGATGATTTTAAGAAAGATATCTACGAAATGTTCCGCACTGCAGTCAAGCTTGAAGACAAGGTTATTGATCTTGCGTATGAGATGGGTGACTTGGAAGGTTTGTCAGCGGGAGATGTTAAGCAGTACATTCGCTACCTCGCAGACAGACGTTTACTCCAACTTGGCCTCAAGCCGAACTGGAAGGTTAAGGAGAACCCTCTACCGTGGATGGAGGAGTTGCTTGGTGGTAGTTCTATTTCCAACTTTTTTGAGAAAAGGGTCACGGATTACAACGCACACGGATTAAATGGCGAGGATTGGGGATGGTAAGTATTAAATTCCATAACGTATTTGGAATCTCAGCAGAGACTGTGCAGTCTCAACCAGTGCTTGGTTGGAAAGAAGACGAGGACATCGATGATGCCCAAGTGTTCTTCTTCGATGGATATGTGATTAACATTCCATTCTTTAAAATTATGATTGGAGATATCTTCGAGGTCTTTGAATAGTTTCGCTCTCCAGTGAACCTTGCCCCGCTAGTCGGGGCTTTTTTATGGCGACAACGGAAGAGTTTCTGCCGCTTGTGGAGTCTGTGGCATCACACTCCGTTGCAAAGCTCTTATCTCAGCGGTTGACGGTGCTCCACGTCCTGCTTCAGCCGGTTTAGTGACTTCACGCTGTGCAGCCTGTGATGTTGTTACGACAGATGGTGCAGCCGATAGAAGTGAACCATACATTTCAAACTTATCGGCAATCTCTAAAGCATCTTCTTGTTTAATGTTTTCACCTTTCAGCGCACGTTCCATCAATTTTAATTCTTGATTATTAAACAACCCAAGTGTTTTTGGATTACGTGCGACAACACCGATCACGATATTCTTGATACCCTGAGCCGCAATTGCTCCGGTATAGTTAACTGACCTTAAAAACTGAAGCGTGCCCTCAATCAGCTTTTGATTAGCCGCTGTTGTCCGTTCTGTTTGCACACCGACAATTTTAGGATCATATTTTGATCGAATGTCTGTAATAGCCTTCAAAGTCTTAGACAACTGAACACTGTCACCTGATCCAGATAAGAACGCATTACCACGCAATTCTTTCATGGCTTCATCACTTCCAAGTTTTTCGAAGTCATACATCACTCGTCCTTGTGACTCAGAACGTGGAATCTTGTATTTGGACATGAAGTCTTCAAAAGCAACACGGCGTAGTTTGACGTAAGCATCTGGTTGAGTCTTACGCAAAAGACTTGAGAACATCCGTAATTCTTCTTTAGAAGCCTGAGACATTTTCTCAGCAACTTTTGAGGCCGGTAGATTGAAGTAATCTTCACCAAAGAATTTATACAGTGGTGCATTCTCAATCCGTGATAACACCTGTCGATGTACATCACTTTGTCTCTTAAAATTATCGAGCTTTCGAGCAACATCGCCACGATAACCTTCAGTCTGAGCCACATCACCGATGCCTTCTTTCATGTTCAACGCCATGATTTTAAAGAATGACTGTTGACCAGAAACATCCATCTTTTTAATTGCATTGATCAGTTCTGTATTACCGGATTCTAATAATTCATTGTAGAATGCCGATTCATCAAATTTGATTTTACCGAATCCAATATCATTTAACTGACGCATTTGCTCTTGAAGTTCTTTTGGAGACATACTAACCTTGTCATCAAATCGCTTGATAAACAGATTTGTTGCTTTTAAGGTTCTAGGCGTATCCAATGTTTTAGGACTGTTGTAGACCTCTTTCAGTCTGTTCTTGATTGGTTGGATAGGTAAGTTAATATCGTTAGGAATCTGACCCCAAAGATCATCTTCAGCCTTGGAAAATGATGCTCTTAGATTATTAACTTTTGACTGCATCTTTGCGCCAAGAGAATTCACTTCAGCCGGTGTCAGAGGTGGACCATCTAACAAGCCTAAATCAGCCTGTAATGAACGCTCAATTAATGAGGAACGTTTTTGCAATGCGTCAACTGTTGCTGCAGTACCTTCACCTGCTACAGCTTGTAGAGCCGCTTTCTGCCCACCAATCTGTAAAGCCTGTGCTTCAGCCGATGTTACAGGACGACGAGGATCGAAACCTCGACGTGGGGCTAAGGATTTAACTTTACTACCGACACCTTGTGGCATGAGGACACCAAGACCAATTTGTAATAATGGTCTATCATCAAAGAAGTCACGTGTCAGGATGACATTACTAATTGCACCCGCTGTCCCTGCCGCCGCAACACCAAGCGGTCCAAATGGCGCACCAAATGGAGCACCTTGGATAAAACCAGAAGCCGCTTGGAAGGCTACATCACCGACATCATCTTCAGGTACTGTTGTACCGATGCCTGTGAGTTTTTCAGCCTCACCTTTTAAAGTCTCTGCCATTTGCGTAGGCTTTTCAGCGACACCGGTCATTGTCGCAATTGCTGACGGTACATCCATCAACATTGAAGATAAATCAGTCAAACCGGCAATCGTACCACCTAAAACAGCTTCACCAAGGCTTGGTTTAGTTGGTGCAGTTGCTTGGGCTGTTGTTGCTTGTTGAGTTCTTTGTAGTGCTTCTCGTTGAAGCCTACGCATTTCTTCGGCTGTTAAACTCATGTCGTATCCTTATCGCTGAAGACTACGGAAGTATTCTGCTAAAGCTCGTTTAGCTTCTGGAGTCGCTCGTTCATATTGTTCATCTGTGTAGTTGGCTGCAATCTCTGGATCAACTGTACCATCTGATAAAATCCAGGCTCCACCGAATACACGTGGATTTGGTAGTCCAAGCTCTTGTCGTACAGATTCTTCAATCTGATCAAAGTTTAATGTATCGGTGAGTGTCAGAGATGATTTATTCTTTTCAGCAAACATTGTCTGCGCTTGATCAGCAGTGCGACGTGCAACAAGCTTACGTTGTTTCAGGGCCGCTAATGCGACTCGAATAGCCTCTGGTGTGTTACCGATACCACCGACAGTGTCTTGCAAGAATTTAATATCTTTGTCAGACAATGCACCACTTAGACCTGATGCCGCCCCAAGAACTTCTTGTGATAGGAACTGGTTAATTAATTGAGTTCCAGTCAAATCACCGAAGTCTGCAGGAATACCAAGCTGTTGAGCGACGCTTTGAATGAATGATTTTAAGTCAGCACCTGCGCCTGTGATAGCTTGATCTACTGTTGGGATTAATGCATCGACAGCCTGAGCAACTTGTTGTGATTTCTCACCACGAGATCGATATTCTGTGATACCGGTTGCATTGTGGTTAAATACCCATTCCTGTTCTGTCCGGTCTAATGCAACATCCAAACCACCACGCTGAGATTTTTCAGTGATATACTTCTGGAATAACTGAGAACGTTTTGCAGGATCATTAGGGAATGCCGCTTGTAATTCTTTTTGATAAGTCGTCATATCGACTTCATCACGGACAACCAATAACCCATAGTTTGGATTACCCTGACGCACACTTTCTTGATACTGTTCTAACGACTCTGGAGTAAACTTATCAGGATCGATGGAACCAAGACCGACGACACCGGCTTCACGAGTTGCTTTGTCTGCTAATGCGTTCAGTCGTTTTGCGTCTGCCTCAAGCTTCTTAACTTCTGCAAGTAATCTCTTCTTTTCTTCAGGAATGAGAGAAGCCTCTGCTTCAGCCTTCTTTTGGTCTGCTTCAGCCTTTTTAGCCTGTGCTTCGCTCTTCAATGCTTCAGCATCATACTTCTTACGTAGATTGATTTCCGTCTCCGCTTCAGCCTTAGCCTTGGCCTCTAATGCTTTGTTTTTAGATTCTTCTGATTTAGTCTTTGCAATGTCTACATCAGCCTTTCTAGACTCTTGAGCTAATTGACGAGCACGTTGAGCCTCGACAACTTTACCTTTGCTCGTGAGTTCGTTTGCAATGTAGTTAAGCTGTGCGGTACGATCATTTGGGAATTGACGTTGGGCTTCTTCGTTAATTGTTTTGAACAGATCACGATTTGTCGCCATTTCGATTTCTTTTTCTGTTCGTGGATCACGTCCTGCAATTCTACGTCCAAGTCGTCCTGCCGCTGTTACCGCTTGTGGAGCATACAGCAATCCAACACGCTCTGGAGCAACACCCGCAAGTTGTTGACCCATTGCTAAATCACGTGCTTTGGTATAGTCCTGTAACGCTGAGTCCGACACAAGACCACCGAATAAGGTGTCGATAGATGGTTTAGTCTCTGCCATTATTCTTTCCTTTAACCAAAGATACTTTTGAAGAGGTCTTCAACTGCTGTCTGGAAATACTCACCTGCTTGTGTGGCAATATCCTCGGCTCCAATTGCACTTGCACCTGCCTGAAGTGTTGGTGCTAACAATCCTGTGTAGGCTTGAATTAATGGAGTGGTGTATCCCATTGCAATCTTCTCACCTTCTGTGGTTGCCTGAGCAATCGGTGAGATAGCCGCTTGTAAAGCTTCGCTTGCTGACAAGCGTCCAGACTGTGCAAGCTTCGCAGGATCAATACCACCGGCAAGCAATTCAAGAGCCTGTGATTGTGGTGTGTAAGCCGCTCCAAGTAATCCACTTAACAGTTCTTGTTGAAGTGTTTGTTCTTGACCTGCTTGAGTCATCGCACCAAGGATATCGGCAGATCGTTGTTCTTGAATCGCCTTTTCCATTGCCAGAGCTTCTGGAGTTCCGCCAAATGCCGCTGTCTGTGTGCCTAAACGCCCCTGTGCCGCTAAACGACTTTCCATCGCCAAACGCTCACGGTCTGTGATAGGTTGACGAGCGGTTTCAATTGCTTGGAAGATCTCTGCTTCACGTTCTGCACGAGGCTTTAACAAACCTTCCAGAGTTGTTTGAGCACCTGTTAACGCATCTGAAATAAACTTTTGTTGCTCTGGAGTCATACCCAATGTGATACCTGAAGCATCCATTGTGATATCACCTAAACCAGGTGCGCCAGTGATTGTGTACGGTTGGAAAGCCGCCATTTCACCGGCCTTCGTAGCGATATCTTCAGCTTTTGTAGCAACTGCTTCACCTAAACCACGAGCTTGTTCTTGCTGTGTTTCAAGTGCGTAGAGTCCAGTTAATCCTTCGATTAAGTTGGAGATACCACCTTCAGAGAATAAACCACCAAGCAATCCACCAAGGTCAAATTCACCTGATGTTGTGTCTCCCATTGCTGTATCATAGAGTTCTGCATCAGTTGCCATTAGTATGTTCCTCCGTCAATTGTACCGATTGTAGCTGTACCAGTGACGGTAAGTGTTGCTGCTGTAACAGTACCGGTAAATGTTGGACTTGCAGTGTTAGACTTCGTAGCTACTGCAGTCGCAATGTTGTTAAACTCCGTATCAATCTCAGACCCTTTAACGATCTTTGAAGGATTACCCGAAGCAAGGTCATCCTTAGCCGCAAAGTTGACGGTCTTAGTATAATTGCTCATTAGACAATCCTTCCTACTAATGCGTGTATATCAATTTTTTGAATAGAGAATGGAGCATTGTTAATCTGTGCTTCCAATCCAATTTGTACAACAGTACCTGATCCCGAAGTGTTTACTCGTGGTTCTTGAATAACAACACTGGCATTGTATTCTGCATCTTCTGTGTTGTATTCAGAGATACCGTATTCTGCGAGGTTTGCCGATGCAAAGTTAAATACTTCACGGGTGTATGCCGATGTATAATCATAACCCCAGTTCAAGGTTGCTTGAGTATTCTGACCACCGATAATCGTGATGTTTAACTTCTTCAGGAACTTAATATTTGATTGAGCATCAAAGTCTAAATAGGCTGAGAAGTACCGGAACTGATAACTATTATCATTATCGTTATATCCTTTGTACTCCGATATCCCATTGTTATCACCGAACAACAATGTGCCATCACGCTTGGTGCAGAATGCTCTTGGAGCCAAACCAGTCCATAATGTTGCGCGATTTGCACCATCTTCTAGTGTAGTACGCATATCAAAACAATACAGTGCATTACTGGTTGGGAAGCTAATAATATAGAATGCTTCGTCTTCTGAGTAGGCTGATTTAATTGGATTGGTCTGAATTGACGCTAATCCCATCAAATCACTACGCACGTTTTTAGAAATATCACGCATTGGCATCGACTTTTCTTGCACAACACGATTAAAACTACGGACACCTGAATCAGCCAAGAACAAGATATCTGTACCAGTCTTTTGCAAGCTGTCACGAGCAATACAACCAACACCAACAATTGTGTCAGCCAGTTCCATTGTCGCAGGGTCTTGTGGCCCTTTGTAGACAAGGATCTGTCGTCTACCAAAGATTAACAAGAATCCATTATGTGAAGCCAGTGCTTGAATCTCGTCAGACTGATCAGCCCATACTTTATTGACGTTGATACTACCTGAGCTACCGGTATCCCAAGCAAAGCCGTTTAAGAGGTCTGACCAGTAAACAGTTCGTTTATCTGCGCTTACAGCCCACAACCGTCCGAATGAGGCAATAACTTCATTACCTTGTGGAACTGTCCCTGAATAGTTTGCATGGTTTTCGACAAGATCACAGGTGGTTCCATCATAGTAGATTGGGTCTTGCGAGTCTTGGAATAAGAACAAGAAACCGTTAAAGGTAACTCCTGTCCAGTTATCACCGCTGATCGAAGCCGCTGCAGGAGTAATGTCTGTAAGTGTGGATTCACCTGTGAAGACTTTGTTGTTCCCTGTCGATACTGTGGTTACCGTGCCATCGGTATCAAGAAACTCAAAGATACCTTGTAAGGGTGCAGAGCCTAATGCAGTGTTATCTGCAGTCTGGACTTCATAGCCCTTACGAGCACCGATTCGTCCAAACTGGTCAATCACAGCATTCTCAGCAATCAAACAAAACTGAGTGCCGATACCAATCGGACTATCTTGGGTGTTGATACCCGCAAATCCTGGAGCGGCAATTGTGATATTGCGAAGTTGCTGTGCCATTAACTATAAATCCAAATAGTTTCTTCAGGATGTTTTTGAGCATCGAGAGCAATTGCGTCTGATAGAGTTTCTTTAGCAATTAACAATTGTTCAGCAGCAGATTGTCCACCAGTCTCACCACGTTCACGTAATGCATACGCATAAGCCCACTGGATTACTGGATCATCAGGGATTGTGAGAGTATCGGTATCTTCTGTAAATCGTTCTGTACGCTTAACAACTTCAAACCGAATGGTGTATGCACTTGCAGGAATAGGGTAGAGGTCTACTTGCGTATCACCGTTTGAATCAACACCATTAAAACTGTAATAGGATGGAACAGAATTTGGAGCGTTTCCAGTGAGGTAAACATTAGACATCCAGTCTGCTGTTTGATATTCGAGTCTACGATTATTTGTATCATCGATAACTCTTAAAATTTTAACACGCTGTCCAGAATCTGTCAGAGTGTAGTTAAACACACCTTGAGAGGTTGTTGCAGTCAATGTTGTTCGAAGTGGTGACCAGTCCCAAGCATCTTCACAATAACGTTTAGCGTCATTGACAAATTCACCGATCAATGCGGAATAAGAATTTTGATCGACGTTTGCAACCGTAGTTTCTCGTAATCGTCTTAGTACAGAATTAACTAGCTCTAAATAGGTCATGATACGCCTCAGTATACACTATTTTATGTTATATGTCAAGATTTTAAAATTTCACGTGAGAGTCTACGAATTGTAGGGTCTTCAAACGCTGCTGTACCATCAAATAAATCTTCATCAGGCTCTAAGGATTGAACTTGAGATGGTGCTTGTCCTAATCCCGCTAATGCCGTGTCAAGTGATGGTAATTGTAAATCCAGGTTTAAATCAGCTAACTCACCTAAATCATAATCACCAAAGTCCAAGTCTTTCAGGTCAACACCTAAATCAGCTAACTCACCTAAGTTACCAATATCAAAACCTAAGTCAGTTGGTTTCAGCCCTTCAAAGTTCATTGACGGAATGTCAAAACCTAAATCAGGTAAGTCTGCAAGCTCAAATCCACGTGCTTTGAGTTCAGGGAAAGATAAACCAGAAATATCGACACCGAAGCCACGGATCTCTGGTAATGTAAATCCACGTGCTTCAAGTCCTTCAAGACCAAGACTGGAGATATCAAAGCCTAAATCAGCGATTTCAGGGATACTAAATCCAAGTCCTTCAAGCTCTGGAATTGTGATGTCAATACCTAAGCCTTGAATCTCTGGTATTGAAAAACCTTCACCGAATAGCCCTGCAAGACCAAGACCAGAAACATCGGCAAGACCTTGACCAAAGATATCTCTTACACTTAAACCAAACCCTTGTAGTGTTGGGAGATCAAAACCAAGATCACCGATACCAACAACATAATCCTTGACACCAGTTAAATCGGCAATCTCACCAAAGTCTGGTAAGCCACCACCACGAGTGTAGTATTCTTCAGCACCAGACAATAATGCACGATTAGGGTCTAAACCTTGATCAAGAGCTACTGCAGTTTTTAATCCTGCCCAACCAAGCGCACGTTCGTTTGTAGACTCTGCACCTAATTGAGTAACAATCTTATCACCAAACCGGTCAACTAAAACATCTGAAGCGTCTTTACCTTCAACACCAATGGCGTAACCGGCACGAAGAACATCTTCATTTTGTTGATAGAAGTTGTAAACATCTTCACCGTATGTTCCAGAAATTGTTTCCTTTGCAAGATCACCAAGGCCACTGGCTTCTACGGCATCAGCACCAAACTCAGCAACTAATACTCCGATAGGATCATCTGACTCAGCCGCTGCAGCACTTGTTTTAACCGCTCTGGAAATCTCTGGATCGATTTCAAAATCTGTAAAGTCATTACCGGCTTGAATAGCTAATGCAGCAATGTCAGCGGCATTCAGTTCTTCACCTGAATCAAGCTTGGCGTAGGCATTTAAGTAAGCGGCAATGCCTGGATAAGCAACAGAAACAACTGCGCGGACATACGGATTTTCAATTAACTTATCAACTTCATCAGATATTTCTCTGAATCCATCTTCAATGTTTTCACCAATCTTGGAAACTGATCCGACAATACCACCGGAATCATCGATACCAAGAAAATCATCAGCAACACTTTTAGTTGTGCCAACAATACCACCTGAGTCATCGATACCTACAATATCATCAGCAGCTTTTTGAACCGGTTTAGTATAAGTATTAATGTTAAACGGATTAAAACCCCATCCCATCTAAATCACCACTTCTTACAAGACCAATAACGTGCAGTGAGTTTACTGGGTGGATTTGTGTCACACTTGTGTCTTGCTCTAAAGCTCTTACGTCTTGCAGGTTGATCTTTCTTGATGGTCATATTAGGATCACCAAAGCGGATTGTTTTAGTCTTGTTACCTTCTTTGGCAACCACAACGAACTTCTTAGAGGCTCCCGGAGTGCGCTTAGGCTTGTTGTAAGCACTGACACCTGCACGGGCTAACTTAGGGTCTTTTGACTTTGGCACATTAGCCTCCTTGGATAATTACGTTTTCTTCAATAACAGACACAAGCAATGTGATGTCGTTGTCTGTTTCGCCGCTCACTTTAATGATGTCACCTTCATCAAGCATTACAAACTCAAACTGATCACCGCCGATATGAAAGAAATCTTTAGTGTTGACAATAAACTCATCAAACATCTGCAAGTGAATATCATCTGCCGCTTTGTAAATCCTAGCATTAAACTTCTTGTTAGCACTTCCCAGGTTTGTAGCATATAACATACGCCACTCAGCTTTCTTGCCTTGAGGTACAGTGTATAGATTGATTTCTGTTGTGGTTAAGTTTGCCCCGAAGGATTTCTTAATCATTTCCTACGCTTACCTGATGCTGTCACTTTATGTTTAATTGGCTTAGAGGATGTTTTACGTTTAATACTACTTTTCTTCTCTGCGGCTGTCATCTTAGCGGCAACCGCTTTAGGACGACAAGAAGGATATGGACGCTTAGATTTACCTTTGGCACTTTTACGTCCACACTCTTTACCTGTCTTCAGGTCTACCCATTCTTCCTTGAACCACTTAGTCAAGCCACCTTTAGGTTTTTTACTTGTACTTGCCGCCACGTCTCTTGTACTCCTTAGTGAGCCAACCAGATGCATAAGCACTGGGCCAGACTTTGTACTTCTTCTTAGCCTCTGCCTTGACTCTGTTGTACAAGGCTTTATTTGTTGGAGTTGCCACGCTTCTTTACCTTCTTTAGATCAGCCGCTGTGATCTTGTTTCTTGGAGGAGCTACTCTAGCGAGTTTCTTTTGTTTTTCAGAGTAACCTCTTTTTCCCTTAGGATACGGCATTACTTCTTACCTTTTTTCAAACAACGTCCTGCGGCTTTACATTTGGCTTTGTTAGAACAACCTGAACAGGTTTTGAAAGTTTTCTTTTTAGGTCTTCCTACTTTACTTCCGTATGTTCCTTTGCCGTATGGCATCGTTATTTCCCCTTCTTCATAGCCATTAATTTGTCAGCCCCCTTAACACCAAAAGATGCTGAGACTGCAATGAATAGTAAATACTGATACCATTCTGGTAGTGAATTTAATGCTGTGAATGCTTCATTCATACGAACGATAATTGCTTGATCGTCCATCGCTACAGAGTAAGCTACAGCAATCAAAGGTGCGCTAAGGATTAAACTAAACCACTCATCCTTCCAAGATGATTTAGTTGCATCAGCCATTTTAGCTTCCCAGTCTGCATCATTCTGAATCGCTTGAATCTTACGTTCTTGAATGGCTTTCTTTTCGTCAGCTTTGCCTTTCAGGAATTCTTTGCCAAGTTCCATCGCAGGGCCAAGTAGCATCTGGAGCATTTACTTATCCTTCTGTAACGCTGAAGCACCAAAGAATGCTGAGACTAACACTGCAATCGATGCAAAGTATGTTGGAGCAATGTCAGCAATCAAGGTAGCGGCTGTACCCATAGCAAAGGCATCAGCAAGAAAAATACCAAATGGATACAGTAGAAGACCAAACAAAGCAAACCAAGCCATCTTGCGAATACTATCACGTTGGGCATCAGAGTCTTCCATTTTTCGACGCATATCTTCCAACATGATTTTGCGCTCTTCAGCATCAATCACTCCATCGCCATTCAGGTCATACATCTTTTCTTGGTCAGTCACGCATCTTCCTTTTTGTCTGTTGGTATTGGTACGCAAGCCATGCCTCTAGGATCGTCTGCATCTTGCATAATTACCATCGCTTCTCTGAAGCAATCTTGTGGATCTTTAAACTCTTTTCTTTCCACAATCTGTAATATCCCGGGCTGTATGGCGAGAGTTAGTATCCCGTATACAGTCCACATCTCATTTTCCTTTTAACTTGACAAGCCAATAAACCGCATAAACAGCGAACCCGATAATACCAAGAGTGCCAATGGTAACAGCAATACCAAGACTCCAGTCTTTAATAAGTTTCTTTCTACGGGCTTTCTTAGCGGCTTCTCGCTTGGCTTCATTTTCTCTAAGTGTCTTTCTGTTTTCAATAAATCTGCAGTAGTCATCCCATAGTCCGGGTCTTCCTGCATATATAAACTGTTGCTTAACTTCAGCTTCATGACGTTTAATATCTTCTAATGCCCAGAATGCTTCCATATCACCGTCTGCGGCAGACTTTTGAAGTTCTGTTTTAGCGTCTGCAAGCTTGGTGAGGTCTTTACCCATCTGTCCGACAGACTCACAATGACCTGCAAACTCTTTAATAGCACCGATAGCTTCATTGGCTATCTTGATCGCCGCTATCGCTTCAAAGATCATGATCTGACTTCCTTCCTAGAAGTCGTTGAACTGTCTCTGTTTCATAAATACGAATTGCTGTCCACACTAAGGTAAACAGAGCCGCCAGTGGTGGCAACACTTCACCTAATGTTCCTACAACGGTGACTACACTTACGGCATCTACGATCTGCTTAGTGCTTTCTGTTGCCATATTAACGGCCATCCTGTTTCCTTACTGTGCGTCAGTGTTCCAAGGCGTACCTGACAAAGTTGCAGGATTCTTGTCTGCCGCAATCTTGTCTGCAATCGCAGTCTCGACAGCAGTCTGGTCAACAGCGTTCTGCACCCAACCAATCACTGTTG